AAGACCCAAAAATATGTTTGCAGGAAAGAAAAAAGGAAGTGCAACGGGAAGAAATTCAGGAGGAGGAAAAGTAACAAGCTACCCTAGTTTAGCAGGAGATTATAAACAATCGAGACCCAATGGGTATCCATGTACTGTACATGCTAAAAGACATAGTAATTCTCAATTTCTTAAAAAACCAATGACAATATCACAGATGGTATCTAGTATAGCAAGTGATCCTAAAGCAAGCAGAGTAAAATATATGTGTTTACATACTGCAGCGGGTTCTTTATCAGATACTTTTATAGATTTAGCTTATTTATTTTTACAAGGTAAACCTTGGTCTAAAAGTGGATATCATATATTATTTCAAGCAGACGGAACATGTATTAGAGCTTTACCTGATAAAGTAAGTTCCAATGGTGTTGGAAATGGTGGAGGGGGAATGGGTAATGGTAACTCAATTAATATATCATGGTTGGGAGGATCAGAAACCATGGATATGACTAAAGAACAAGCTTATTCTTATAATAAAGTAGTAAAAGCATATATAAAAAAATATCCAAATATAAAAATTATGGGTCACAATCAAATAACTGCAAAAGCTTGCCCAAGATGGAATGCTCCTAAATATTTAGAATTACTAGGGGTACAAGAAAAAAATATATCACGTTTTAATTTTAGAGGGGGATCTGATCCAAATAAAGCTATAGGGGGTTCATATTTAACTCATGCACAATGGGTAGCAGATCCTTCTAAATACTTAAAATCAAATACAATAGATTTTTCATATATAAGTAACGCTAAAAATACAGTATCAGAAGAAAATCAGAACGCATAATGGCAATAGTAACTCCCCCAAATATAACAGCACCTACAGAACCTCATGTATATCAAGGTAAACAAGTAATAATAAATGGTAATCGTTTATTATTTAATGCTAAAGATGATGATATATTATTATATTCTAATACTTATTTAGGGTTTAGTACAAATGGGAGTATCCATTTTGACACAGGGGATACAGAAAAAGATTGCTTTTTCGTTATAAACAGTCCTGATATATACTTAGGTTTAGATGGAAATGAATATCCAACAGAACCAGGAGTATTAGGAGATAAAAATGAAGAGTGGTTAAATAAATTAGTAACCCAATTAAAAGAAGTATGTAAAATATTGGATACTAGTTATAGCCATACAGGAGACAGAGGGGGATCGACAACAGCAAAACCTGCTTTTCAAGGAGTTAGTGCTACTTTAGATGAATTATTAAACACTTTACCTGAAATTAAAAGTAAACACGTATACATAAAAACATAAAATGGCAGCACCAGGATTCGACATATTATCAAACTCACAACAATCAGCCAATGAAAAAATACAAGGGTTGATGAATAAACTACCTACACGTGATGCTTTTCCTTTAGCAGCACCACTTGCTGATTTAAAGGGAACACTACCTAATCCTGAAAATATAAAAGAAGATTTTAAGGCACCAGATCCTGTAGAAGAAGCAAAAGAAGACGATATAAAAACAGAAACAACTGACAGAGAATCAGGAGAAAAAAGAAAAATGACAGCATCCGAATTATGGATGCAAGATAATTTTCCTATTGAACACAGAAATGAAGGATATACTTTTCATTTTAAACTAAGTGATGGTTTCCCAGATGATAATAAATTTAAAATAGGGGTAGGAAACCCAGATGGTAAATGGTCTACAAAAATTAAAAAAAGAAAAAAAAGAAGCCAAAGGAAAAAATATGGTGATTATGAATGGATTTTTAATAAACCATCTAAAAAATTCCTAGTAACCTTCCATATGAATAAAGATTGGCCTTCTTACATGAATAAAATAGAGAGAAGATGTAAATTAATACCTACATATACTGGCCCACCTTTATCAGATTATGAACCTTCTCCAGATTCTCCAGTACCTGAAACAATAGAAGAAACAACAGGAGGTATAGAATATTACTATAAAACAGAAGTCTTAGGTACATCCACAATAAAATTAACAGTATCTAATAATGCAGGATTAAAAGAATTTTCAGAATTATATGTTGGTCATTTTAATGGAGCCAAAACACTAGATGAAGCAGCAGCCAATGCCATAGAATCTAGAAAGGGAAAAATGGACATGTTTGGGGAGTTTTGGACAGAAAAAGATCATGATGATAAAGTATTATGGCAGGAAGAATATCCTAAAACAGGAGAATCTGTCCCTAGATCAGGTCAACCTGAAACAAATCCCCCACCACCACCAGCAGAGGGATCATCAGGAACAACTACAGAAACGGGTGGGGAGGCACCTCCTAGTGAAATACCAGAAGATCCAGCAAATAATCCAACTTCAGAATCAATACCTCCTGAAGTAAAAGAAAAAGAAATCAAATATAATGAAGTAAAAGACCAAATAAACACTACTGAAGAGAAGGTAAATAATATGAATGGTGAATTGTTAAAAACAAGTACCGAATGTACTTCGGTGTTAGCTTTAGGAACTTCCATGATATCAATTAGTGGTGTATTAGAAAAAATATCAGGTGTATTAGATAAAGGAGCAAAAGCAGGAGAATCTGTCACAAAAACAATGAAAGCAACATACCCATCTCACCCTGGTCCTGGTAACTTAAATGTAGCAGACACAACTAGAAGCACAGATGACATGAAAAACGAATCAGTTGGATTTGCTGCTAACTTAATGCAACAATTAAATAATTTAGGAGATTTTTTAAAGTTAATTATAGATAAAATAATGGCTTTCTTAAAATTAATAATCCCTATATTAGCAGCTTTAGCAGCTATATTAGCATTAATTGCCTTTTTAAAACAACTATTAGAAATGAGTTTTTTAGGTTTCTTGAAAAAATCATCTTCATCTAATGCTGGGGGGGATAAAGGAGAAAAAGCAGAAGACCCATCAGAATTTTTAGCTGAAATAGGATATCCAGGGTATGGGGATGGAAAAACAAAACCTAAAGATAAAGATGGTAAAACAATATCAAATGAAGATATATCTAAAGAACAACAATTAGAAGAACAAGAAAAAACAAAAACACAAACAGCAGAAGTACTTAAAGAAGCAGATGTAATATTACAATCTACTACAGATACAACAGAATCTCTATTAGATAAGGTAAGAAAAGAAACAGCACCCCCTGAGATTATCAATACTTCTGATTTAAATCAATCTCTTCCCCCAGAAGATTCAGATGGGGTATGCAGTATTTCAGGATATACAACTAAATCAGCATGTATAGCAGCAGGAGGGATTTGGACCCCCTCAGATGAATTAGATGATTCAGATGATAGAGGTATAAAAACACCTCACATTGATAATTTAGGTTTATCAAATGAAAAAGAAAAAGATAGAACATCTCAGAAAAAACCTTTAATAATAGGGGGAAAACAAATAGGAAGACCAGTAAAAGATGATACTTTAAATTTAAAAAACCACTCTATATTAGGGGATTTATCAAGTATCCACCCACAAATAGTAAACCTAATGTATGAAGAAGGAATACTTCCTAAAGAAGTTAAACCTGAATTTAAAGAAATAGAAACAATACAAGGAATACCAAATACATCAACCTATCAAGATGCTTTAAATCAATATTATGATAATGTATTAGATGATTTAAAAAATACCAACCAAAAAGAATATATTCAAAAAATATATAACGCAAAATTTGAATATGTTGGGTATAAGCGTTATAGAGCTTAAAACAATTATATTTATAACAAATAACACAAATAAACATGAAAGCAAAAACCTTTGAAAATCTAATTAGAAAAGTAGTTAGAGAAGAAATCGATTATGCGTTACGTAGAGAAATAAAAACACTTAAAGAAGATTTACGTGATGAATTAAAACCAACAATCACAGAACATAAAGAAAGAATGGTTGAAGTCCCTGAAATAACAAAAAATTCTTTAAGAGAAAAAATAATGGGTAATGCACCTATAAAACAACGTCCAAAACAAGCATTTACACAAAATCAAGCACTAAATGATTTATTAAATGAAACAGCACAAGGAAACACAAATACAGAAACAGGAAATGCTCCAGGAATGCCTGTAGAAGCAATGCCTACTCCTGTACAAAATGTTGTAAATAGGGATTATAGGTCATTAATGAAAGCAATAGATAAAAAGAAAGGAAGATAATAAATGGCACAAAAAAGAATATATACTCAAGTAGACCCTATAAATCTAGAAACAGACGTAGCTGTAGGGGTACCTTTCCCCTTTAATGCAGATGGGGTATTTTATTCTTCTTATACAACTAAAGAACAAGTAAAAAGCAACTTATTAAATGTATTATTAACAGAACCAGGTGAAAGGTTATATAACCCACTTTTTGGTGTAGGGATAAGAAATTTATTGTTTGAACAAGGAATAGATCTTGAGAAATTAAGAGCAAGAATAAAATTACAAACAGAAATATATGTACCTGAAATAACTATCACAGATGTAGTAGTAAATAAAGCCCCTCACAGTCACGTATTATTTATAAGATTAACCTATAAATTAAATATAAATAATGATCCTGATAGTATACAACTTAATTTTAACGAAACTGTAGAATAAAATGGCTTATAATAAAATATCAAATAAAACACCAATAAAAGATATTAAATATCTAAATAAGGATTTTAACTCCTTCAGAGACCAATTAATAGAATTTACAAAAACATACTACCCTAATACATTTAATGATTTTAGTGATGGATCCCCAGGTATGATGTTTATGGAGATGGCAGCTTATGTAGGAGATGTACTTTCATATTATACAGACACCCAATTACAAGAAACCTTCTTAGATACAGCTCAAGAAAAATCAAATCTATTTCATTTAGCTTACACATTAGGTTATAGACCACAAGTAACAGCAGCATCCTCAACAGATTTAGAAATATTCCAATTAATACCATCTAAACTATCAGGAGATGATTATGTCCCTGATTATGATTATGCTATAACTTTAAACCCACCAACTTCTTTTAAAACAGGCCAGGGAACAGTATTTAATTTACAAAATAAAGTAGACTTTGCTTATTCATCATCTTTTGACCAAACAGTAGCAAGTGTATATCAATTAGATGCATCTAACAACCCTCAATATTTCTTATTAAAGAAAAAATCAAAAGTAATGTCGGCGGAAGTCACAACAAGAGATATTACCATAGGAGCTCTTGAAAGATTTAAAATAGCTCCTTTAGTAGATGATAAAATAATATCAATCCAATCAGTAGTAGATTCTGATGGAAATGAATGGACAGAAGTCCCATATTTAGCTCAAAATACAGTATTTGAAGAATTACCTAATATAAAAAGCAACAACCCTACTTTATCTGAATTTCAAGTAGAAACACCTTATCTTTTAAAACTAAAAAAAGTACCAAGAAGATTCGCAACTAGATTTACAAAAGATGGAATATTAGAATTACAATTTGGGGCGGGGGTTAATAATGATAAAGCAGATGAACAAATTATCCCTAACCCAGATAATGTAGGTTTAGGACATAAAGATGGTAGAAGTAAATTAAATGAAGCTTATGATCCATCAAATTTCTTATATACTAAAACTTATGGATTAGTGCCCTCAAATACTACTTTAACTATAACTTATTTAAAAGGAGGAGGAATAAGTTCAAATGTGCCCTCAGACACTATTACAAATTTAGAAACAACTAAAGTATCAATGAAACCTAACCTTAATGGTTCCTTATCTTCGTTTTGTAAAGAATCTTTAGCTTGTAATAACCCAGAACCAGCAAGAGGAGGAGGAACAGGAGACACAAATGAAGATATAAGATTAAATACAATAGCTAATTTTTCTGCTCAACAAAGAACTATTACTAAGGAAGATTATATGCTAAGAACCCTATCTTTACCTTCTAAGTTTGGTAGAATAGCCAAAGCATACATAACTAAAGATTCAACATTAAAAAACACTATAGGATTAAGTGAACAAGAAAACCCATTTGCTTCTAATTTATATGTTTTAGGATATGATACTCAAAATTATTTAGTAAACACAAATACAGCAACAAAAACAAACCTAATAACATATTTAAATGAATTCAGACCCTTAACGGATTCAATTAATATTAAAGACGCATTTGTAATAAACATAGGTATAGAATTTGAAATAACATCTTTTAAAAACACTAATAATGAAGAAGTACTTCTTAGTTGTATAACAGAATTAAAAGATTATTTTAATATAGAAAAATGGCAAATAAATCAACCTATAATTACATCCGAAGTATATAATCTTATAGCACAGGTAAAAGGAGTACAATCAGTACAAGATTTAAAATTCAAAAACCTAACAGGGTTATCTAAAGGTTATTCATTATACAAATACGATTTTAACACAGCAACCAAAAACGATATAATATATCCTTCAATGGACCCAAGTATTTTTGAAGTAAAATACCCAAACACAGATATTAAAGGAAAAATAACACAATTCTAAAATGGCATATTACTCTATATTTCCAGAAAAAGACGCTACAATATATAGTCATCCTGACCGAAAAGGTTTAAATACAGGGGGTGATGAGGTTCTTGAATTAGTTGAAGAAAAAAAAGGCGCAATATATTACCCTTCAAGAGCTATAATTAAGTTTAAAAACACAGAAATAAGAGACATAATACAAAATAAACTTACGGGGAATGCTAAAGAAGTAAACACCTCAAACTGTTTAGTAAATTTACAACTATTTTCTACAGAACATAAAAACTTAGCCTCAGATCATATAATTGAAGCTTACCCTTTAAGTCAATCGTGGGAAGAGGGGACAGAAAGATGG